TGATATGCCTTCAGCATTAAAAGACCAAAGGAGGTTTTATAATTCTTCGAAGGGCCAGCAATCACAGTGAGTCCAGAAGTAATACCACCATCAAATTTTCCAGTCAATGCAACATTAATCATGGGAACAGAAGTGGGAACTGGATCGCTTTGATTCAATATTTTAGACTCTGACATAACTGATGCGAGTTTTATTTTAGATGTCGATTTCATTCTTTCAAGTAAACTCATTTAATATTACCACCCGCTAATTTAAGATTCTGCATATGCCACGTTCCACCGTTCCCAGATTTAAATACCAGTCTCACAAGTTCGGCGGAAATAATCTCTGCTATTTTAGCTTGTTCCGAACTCTTAAATTGGTAAAGCTCATCATATTTTAATGAAACAATATCCCCTATTCTAGTACCCCATTTTTCAAAAAAGGTTCTTTCTAGTTCCTCTCTCTGTTCTTGTAATTTCTTTTCTGCATCTAAATCCTTAATACCTTGTAAATTCATGTAAAAAAATCCTCCAGTGTGTTTCGTTTTTCGGGTGTCCAGTCAATAATTTTCAACATATTATCAACCGGCATTAAAAAAGTTTTCTCGAATTGAAGATCATAGTCTATATATTCTGATAACTCAAACTCCCTCGGAAGAACAGAAGGAACAGAAATTACGTTAGATTTTATAGGATTGGGCATTTTAAGATAACAAAATTTAATCTTAGTCCCATTCTCTATGTATTCATATTTAGAATCTAATCCAAGTATCCTTATATATTCATTATACAATATCGAACCACGTACGTGTATCGGAGTTCCTTTCTTGTAAATAGATGTAGAATCATAAAACTTATCTATATTATTCGCGGTTCTAGGAAATGCAATATCTATATAATCAGCTTTTATAAATTTGAGTTTAAAATTGGAATAGTATTCTTGTGCCTCCTTCTCCGTACCATTTAAAATTATTTTAATAAATTCTTTAAGAGCTGTTCGGCATATAGGAGGTGTCGAACTTTTAATAGCCTCAATACCCATCATTTTAATTTTAGGGGTTTCATATCTAACACCCTCATTATCAATGACATTCATGATGTATCGTTTTTTAGCAAAGAACACGGTAGAATCGGCAATTGCCTCACGATCCATGAACATCTTCTGATCATAGGCGTTAGTATAATCTGCAAGATCTAGATACGATTTATCAATAAACTTTCTGAATTGATTAGACCCAATACTATCAAGAAAATCAACTTTATCTTGAATACCTTGATTTGGTCGCCATATAAGTTTATCCATAAGAGATTCGAATGATACATATACAGAATCAGTATCAGAAGCAATTACATAATCTACATCATTGGTTTCCATGATACGATTCATATATTTATTAATCTCACGTTCGATCCATCTAATGCTCAATTGACCAGACATTGTAATCGATTCTGCCATATTGACATCAAAATGACGGAAATATTTATTCCCTAGAGCCCCATATAAAGAATTGAGAAGAATTTTAAGAGCCATTTGCTCAATGTAAAGTTTCCCCTCGTATTCTTTATCCCCATCCTTTTCAGCTTGTATCATTTTAATCTTCACAGCCTTTCTTGCCGTGAAAAATTGATCCATTAATTCTGGAATAAATCCCCTAACCTTGGTGGAATATGTCATTCCGTTTGGGGTCACAGTTGAATCTGTTAAATCAAATACGTTAGTTTTGTTCAACATAGAATCAATTGATACATTCGGAATACGATCTCGAATGGTTTCGGGTGAAATATTATACTGCATAATCAGATGAGGATACAATGAAGCAAGGTCAAACGACATTACCCATTTATGCCTACCCGTTTGAGTTTCTTTGACGTAACCACCAACAAAATCTCTGAACTCAGAAGCCTTATTGGATGCAACAATAACATTTTTCTTGATAAGGTGATTATAGCATATGACATCCCAAACCCTTAATGTACCAAGAACGTCAGTATAATTAGATTTAGCTTTATATGTCATCATATAAACCAGATCCAGAAGTTTGAGTTTATCATCAAGCCTTCTGACTAGCTCAGTATCCTTTATATTATAATCTATAAAGAGTTCATAATTTTTCTCATACAGATTAAAAAGGTTTTCGTATTCCGAATAATCAAGTTTCTTTTCCCCAAGTTCTTCGAATGATACGTTATTGAGAGAATATGATTCTCGAGTTACAAATGTGAATTTTTTATATAGGGAGACATAATCTAGATTGGATATACCAAGTATATCATATGTCTGTTGTTCTCTACCAAAAGATGTTGTGCGATTTTTCTCTCTAATAATACCCCACGGACTTAATTTTTGAGCAAAATCGAAAGAAATGATTTTTGATATTCTGTTAACAATATAAGGAACATCAAAGAATTCGATATTCCAACCAGTTATTGCATCGGGAGAAATAAATTCCCAAAGATTTACAAACTTTGTTAGGAGGTCGACTTCATTGAGACATTTGATATATTTAGAATTGTCTCTTTTTGTTGTGTAATCGCCAGTGCCAAATGTGAAATAATTATTATCATACTCTACGGTAATGGCATTGATTTCACCATTAGCCTTTTCGGGATATGGGAATCCACCCTCTGGTGGTTGCATGGTTTCAATGTCGAAATTGAGTACACGAATATCCTCGGCATTAAATTCAATATCATCTTCCCAATTCTCAGCTATATATTTGTACTGATTTGGAAACTCCCCATATATTTCAAAGACATCTTTGAATTGATTAAAATATTCACGGGATTTCTTAATGGTTTTAAATTCTTTTTTTATTAAAGACTTTTCCCCACTCAGATCTTTATATGGCCCCTCACCCTCAATCCAAAGAGATGGCTTGTATCTTATTTTTCGGAAATATTGTTTACCAGAATCATAACCTCTGGTATAAATCATTCCATTTTGCGGAATAGCATTCGTATAAAAACAATTCATGAAGAACCCTCAATTTGTAGATCATATGTACATTATATAGTAAATTCTGGGAATTGTAAACTTTATGACAGAATTTGTGATTTTGGTGCGTATATTTTAGAATACATATTTGAATAGGAGGCAAGGATATCTTCTGTTGGTTTGGCGGAAGTTACAACAAAATCTTCAGGAATTGTGAATTCTGTATTTGTTGAATATGGCATCCATGGGGATAATGCCATTTGCATTGCACCATCATCATTTCTACCAACTGGCATAACTACGGCAGGATTTTCTACCACATACTTGCCATCAATTTCAGTAATAACATCACATAAAATATCTTCACCACTTCTCAATCTCAAAATTTCAACGCTCATTTAATTCCTCCTATATTATATTTCGCTATTAATTCCCAATTACCTTTATCTTTGTGAGAAATAACCTTAATTTGGTTCATTGGTGCTAGGTTCCCTAGCTCATGTTTAATTTTGAGGAGACCCCAATCTGATAATAATTTAGCGATAGCGTTTCTTCTCTCAAGATCGTTATCAGATATATCAGTAGGTTTACCATCAAGTTTAAATAATTCCTTAAAATGAACAAGGTAATATTTATTTTGTTTATGAAGGATATGGCAAGACTGATAAAGTTTATTATCTTTTCGAGATGCCACACCAATCCTTGTCAATGTTTCTTTAATTTTTAGAAAATCGTCAGCTTGGCTGAAAGAAATTTCTAATAATGAATCTATGTCACTCATAATATTTAGTCCGTTATGAAATATTGATATTTATAAAATCAAGTTCCACCCTTGTACAAGGATTTTTTGATCTCAGTGAGGTGATCAACAGATAACAAATCAAGTACAGCCTTAGCCTTTTTATCAGAATAATTATAATATTCTTTTATTGCAGAAATATTATCATCCTCTCCAGATTTCAACCACGGTGCAAATCGTTTTTTCTTTTTGATCACCTTCAAGTAATATTTATATTGAATATCTTTATCGAGAAAATGGAATCTATTTAATTCATTGGCGAAGAATAATGTATCAATATATGCAGACATGCATTTATTAATGATGAATGGAGGATACTGATCAATATGCTCAGACAAATCAACTTTATTGAAATTAATAGAATTAAGGAAATCGGATAATTTTAATTTCATTTGAATTCACATCGAAGCATAATTTCGGTGAGAGCTGCAAGGGTGTTAATCTCGGGGTCGGCAACGAATGCAGACTTATATTGATATTCAGCTATGACGATAACTGCTTCAGGAATAGATCCGGGTTTTAAATAATCATAGAGAGAGTCATAAATCGATCTGTATATAGAATCAGATTCATTATCAATATTATCTACAACCCATTTTCTAACATTGGTAAATTCTTTCTTCGAAAGAAACCCAATGAGTTCGTTAATTTGAATTGAATTCATTGACAAAATACCAGAGTTTATTTCGCCAGCACTTGAATACCTTTGAAGTTCATTAATAAGCCTTCTGAAATCTGGAAAGAATTTCATAATGAGTTGAATTAGAACTTCTTTATCATACTTAACCGATTCGGTAGTTAATATATACTCAATACGGTTAAGAAGTTTAAGAGCTATGCTTGGTTTATTTGAAGGTGTTATAGAAAAGTCGATAACAGAACATCTAGAATGTATCGGTTCAATTAGTTTATTTTTAAAATTGCACGTCAATATGAATCTGCAGTTCCTATAAAATTCCTCGAAGATGCCACGAATAGCACCCTGAGCATGAGGTGATAATCCATCAGCCTCGTCAAGAATAATAACCTTAACAGAAGAAGAAAATGATTTTGTTGATGCAAATTGCGTCACCTTATTACGCATTACATCAACAAGTCCTTCGGATGATGCATTAATCATTATGAAATCCGCACCAATCTCGTTACATAGTATTTTCGCTATGGTGGTTTTTCCTATACCAGCAGAACCCGTCAGCATAAGATGTGGTATTTCTTTATTTTTGATAAACCCGTCGAATATTTTAGAAGATGATTCTTCCAATATACATTCGGAAATTTTGGTTGGTCTGTACTTTTCTACCCATAAAAAATCATTACTCATTCACTCACCTCATAATATTGTTATTTTAAATCTGTAACCATATAATATATTGCTAATGGAATTGATATTCCCACTATTATCGGAATCATTGGAATAGCTACTATATAATTTAATACATTAACATTCTCTGAATTCATGGAAGGCCATCT